ACCGCTACCTTTACCTTGTGGTAATCCAAGAGCGGCTCCAATAGTACTATACCCTATGCTACCTAAGATACCAGCCATCATAGCAGGGCCTAAATTATCAGCAAGAAATTCGCCAGTATGAACAAAGCCAGAATAAAGTGGATCATAAATTGCATCAGGCAACCAAGTTGGTAAATTCATGGCTATTGAATATGGAATCTGGGCAAACCCTAAACCGCCACCGCCACCAAACATTCCCATCCCAGCTGAACCACCACCTCCGCCACCTAAAATACCCCCCATCATCCCACTACCCATTTGAACACCGGACATTTGTTTAGCTCCCAAAAGCCAGCTTGTCAACATTTTAGCAACTGAGGCTTGAAAATAAGAGGTCATTCTATCCCAAACACCTTCAACAAAATCACCAAAAGACCTTGTTTGACTCATGGCGGTTTGGAAAAAGTCTTCAAGGGTGTCTCCCATAGTTCCATAAGTGTCTTCTGTTACATCAGCCAGCTCTTTGGTTACGTCTTTTTCTTCATTAATGGTTGATAGATAAGCTTCTCCTTGTTCTTCAAGAGAACGCTCTATCATCATGGTGGTGGATTCATTTAACCATTTTTGATACGCGCCAAACTCCACCCATTCTTCAGTCACTTTTTTAACTACATCGGCATTGTCATCAAGAGCGTTGGTTGATTCCTTAACTGCCTCAGTAACTTCAACAAAAATCCCGGCAGCAGAATCAAAAGTTATAACTCCCTCTTCTACTAATCTATCTAATTCAGACCAGCTCTCAATTTGTAAATTTAGACCAGCGGTAAGATTCCCAATTAAATCTATTGAATCTTTATGCCTATCATTTAACTCTTCAGTCTCTCCCCTTATCTCTGCTATTTGCTTGTTTAACGCACTTAATCCTGAAGCCCAATCATTCCATACAGTGCCAGCTTTATAAAAAGCAAGAGCCGTTGCCACTGCTAACATGAGTGGAGCCAAGGTTGTTAAGGCTACTATCAACCCACCACCAACTCCGGTAGTTAGCACTATATATAATGCTGTTAAAGATGCTGTTAGTGAATTAACAGCGGCCACAGCCCCAATAAAAACAGTAATACTTCCTACAATTTTAAGAACATCTCCCCATACTTTCCAAAAATTATAAGCCGCTTTTACGGCCCCGATAAGTGAATTTGCAACTCCTAAAATCCATTCGCTTATATTCTGTGCGATTAATTCTCCATTTATTTCTATCCAACCAGAAAGACCCTGAATAATTTCTCGAATGTCTTTTTTAATAATATCAAAAACAACTAACATTTTATCTTGTATAGTAGAACTCAATATCTTTATATCATTATCAAGGGAATCCCGAATAATTGCTGCAAGACTTACAGTTGCACCCTGATTTTCAATTATTTTAGTAGTTAACTCTTCATACATCTTTCTATTATTCATCAAAATAGCAGCAGTTTTTACCTGACGAGTACCAAACGCCTCTCCAATTTGCGTTGCACTCCATTCCTCTTCTTTCATTTTTTTCAAAACATCAACTAATGGTGTCATCGCATCTAACCCTAACATTTTTGCGGCCTTCGCACTTCTCATTAACACCATATTCAAACCAGAACCAGCCATCTCTGCCTTAATTCCTGAATTTGCCAAAGTACCTAAAAATGCTGATGTTTCTTCAATCGTTAAATTAAATAAATGCGCTGTAGGAGCAACCATTTTAAATGACTCCCCTAACATAAGCACATTTGTATTACTACTTGAAGCTGTTGTAATAAATGCATCCGAAACTCTATTTAATTCAGAAACTTTCATTCCAAATGCAGTCAAAACATCAGTTGTAATATCTGTTGCACGCGCCAAATCCACTTGCCCAGCAGTCGCCAAATCTAATGTACCAGATAAAGACGAAATACTTTGATTGACAGTAAAGCCCGCAGCCGCAAGATACTTCAATGCACTTGCGGCTTGATTTGCAGACCATTCTGTACTTGCCCCCATTTCACGTGCAATATCCGTTAATTCCACCAAGTCTCTACCAGTTGCCCCCGACCATGCTTGTACTGTTTTCATAGTAGTTTCAAATTCACGGCCAAGTGCAACTATCTTTATAGTCATTGCCGTTATAACAGCAATACTGGCAACCGAAGCAACAGATATTATTTTAAAAGCCTTTGCAAGATTTCTTGATGCGACTTCACCCCTTGACTGTATCTTTTGGAATTCCGCTTCTGCCATAAGAGTAGACCTTTTTAATGGTCCAAGGTCTGCTCCGAACGAGGTAACGAGCGTGCCGAGATCTGCCAAATTAATTTTCCTCCAATCCTTTTCTTTTTATCCCTTGGCATTCAATAAGTTTGTTATAACATAAATACCACTATCATATGAACTTCCTAAATCAGCCATGCTTTTTCCTTTTGTTGTGTTTTGCCGCAAATCTTAACAAAAATGCCTTCTGCTCTTCCACTGTTTGCGGTTTCTTACTTATTTTTTCTTTGCTTCCATCCCAATCAGGCAAGAAATCCGCGGGTGCAACATGTTTCGGTTGGGAACCCTTCTTTGAATATATATCCATCACAAGATTCGTCACTACAGAACATAACATTGCCCAGCCATAATCATTTCTTTTTGGCCCGATAGGATCAAGTCGATCATAAGCCACCCATTCACTAATCTGTTCAGATGTCAGATCATCCAACAAATAATCTGGATGAGGATATCCTAACTCTTGGCAGAGTCTGAAATAGAAGCGACGCTCTGGGCGGCTTCGGAGTTTTTTACTAAATTCTCTTTGTCTTCCTGGGAGATTCTATTCAATTTTTGCGCAGCATTGATAATCAACTCCAACTTGGCCGCACTCATATGCTTGGAAAGTGTTGCGACATCTCCAGGTTGTAACAGGTTATTCCCTTTCTCATCACAAATAGTATTTACAGCCAGCTTTGCTCGAAAATCTTCAAGGGACCGTACAAGTTCAACGTTTCCCTTTGCATCCTTCGCTTCTTTGAATAAACTTTGTTCAAAACGATCCCGTTCCCGGCCCGTCATTTGCCGGACATAAACACAAATATCTTTTCCCAATTCAACTTTTTGTGTAGTTAATTCTTCTTTTACCAATAAACCTTCGCGCGTTAATACCGTCATTTTATTTTCTCCTGTAAAAATTAATTAATAAATACTATCTTATAACTGTCGATCTAATTAGCGCCCTCTACACATTATGCAGGGGAACCACTATAACTGCCAGAATTCACCGTAATAGCACCGGTGACTTTAATAGTAACATCCAACGTGATTGGTGATTCCGGAATTGTCAATGGAATACCTGTCACCAGTCCTTCAAATTCAATTGATGTAACATCATCATCCGGAAGGACAATTTCATAATTCTGAGCATCTTCGTCTTCAAAATCATCCAGCATCGTATCATACTCAGTGCGATTGAAAATCATTGACAATGTAATTTCTCCAGCATCCCTAAAACCAGTAATAAATGTTTCATACCCACCGGCTGTGTCCAAGGCCGTGGTGTTATGTGTTTTTCGGGTTGCGGATGGTCCACCTATATTTGTAATACCCGCAATAACTACCCATGCACTCGTCGCAGAATTCCATCGACGAAATACGGTTCCAACTCCTGTAACTCCATCTACAGCTGCCATAATATTTTACCTCCTTTTTATTGAAAATGTTGCAATAAATCGTGCCCGATTAGTTTCATCCCAATCAAGCAAAGCTGGCTCATCTACACTCTGAATAAGTAAATATGTGGCGCCCCCTTCCGTAAAATTATTAAGACCATGTAAAAAAAACTGTATATCATGAATCAATCCCCATCCTACTAAATAATCATTGTTTCTTGCACGTACTTGGATAGACGGATTATATGATGCCCCCTCAGCAACTTTCCCGTCTAATGTTAACAATGGTGCGTCTCCAGGGATATCAAATACTGTTACGCAATCGTTTGGAGTGGCTGGTTCTTTTCCAGCAAATAAATCTTCCCCAAGAGTTAATCCAAAATCAGATTCCGCCGCTAATAAAGCACAAATATCCTTAGATGAAGGATTCATTTTTTCACCTTTGCATTTTTCTTAATTTCATTTAGAATTTTCTTTTTATTTCGTTTTAAAGATGCCACAAAAAACCCTGCACCGGCCCCGGGTCGTTGAAAATTAGCCCCATATTTCTCATGCACTGCTAAAGCATAATTTGCGGAGAATCCTAAAATAACTGTAGGGAATCCTTTTGCTTGTTGCATCTGTGCCCTTCCAGAACACGCTGCTTTTATAGTTGCATGATCTGACATTAATTTAGAAGCATTCTTACCTTTAAATCTTGGGGCTTTTCCATGGGACGTACTCCCTTTTGAAGCCACACTAAAAAAACTTTGTCTAAGATTTCCTGTATCAACAGGAATTCTTGGAGAAGTCTTTTCCATATCTCTCCGGACAATTATAACCCCCTCAATCAAGCCTTTCAAACTTCGATTGTTAATCCCTTGAATCTCTTTATTAAGATTTGCCATCACTTTGCGCAGACTTTGTTTTTCTATGGCAGTGCTCATAAATATGCCTTTCTTACAAACTCATCTGTTTTAAAAATCATAGGCACTTTATCAAACCGCATTATCATATATGCCCCGGGTACCAATTTCGGATCAGCTTTCTGGGCATCTGTCAAGCCTTCTAAAACTCCCAGATATAAATACCCCTCTTCATCCATATCCTGATTTACAATTACCTCTGCACGACTAACATGCTGTGCCCCTGTGAAAGAGGTAAGAACTCTATCGGAAGCATCCCAACGAACCGCAATTTCTACAGGAGTATCAAAAGTAATTTTGCCATACCCATTATTGGTAGGTGAACCCCAATATATGGCGGTCTGAACACTAACTTTTAATAGAAATTTCTCAATTGCTTTCGCCATAATACCCCTTTATAAGTCCCCAATAAATACAATCGTTTCTAAAGGCGTAAACGCCCACTCAACTATGCGTTTTTAATCAAAACTCTCCACGGCTGAGATAGAAGCACGCTGCTTTGACATCGCTCCAGCCATTTTTCCCGTGGTATCTAATGCCAGAACCTGTTGGCCGTATAAAGTTGAATTCAAGCCCATGCCTGTTTGCCCCTGATATGTTATGCTTGCACCAGCAGCACCGGCCTTTTGTGTTTGTTGTTCCCGAGTTGCTGCAAGCAGATGTGCAGCCAACCACCTTTCTATTTCTTTTTTATGCGCATCCGTAATACTTGTATCACTCCCAAGCACTTCAGTCACGGTAACATTAGCACCAAGAATAAATGCATCCACCACCGTATCAAGAAGGTCTGTATCAATAATTTGTTTAACTTCTGTTGCAGTCACTCTAACAGCCATTTGTTCCCTCCTTATCTAATACATCTAAAGCTGCTTGTTTTACATCTTCCGGGGAGATCATACTCATGGCCTTTTTACAGTGCTCACAAATATCATAACGTCCACAAGGAGATTCTGGGAGATCCGGAATGTAAAAATTCTTTTGATACGGATAGCCTGTAATCTGTGGATCGGCAAAGCCCCCAAAAACAACCACGGCTGGAGTGTCCATGCTTGCCGCCATATGATGCATTCCACCATCCACCGTCATTACTAAAGAAGCATGCGCAACTACTCCCGCCGCAATTCGATAACTTGGCGATATTATACTTGTTACTCCGGGAAGGATCTTTGTATCCCCATCCATATCGAATTGATAAACAGGAATTGGAAAATTAGATATTACTTCTGTCCAGCGTGCAAAGCCCCAGTCTTTATTTTTACTGCTGCCATGCCGAACAATAGGCTCTACTATTGCAAAAGGTTTCTGTGGCACTAAGCACAACGCCTCTGCCTGTTCCTGTGGGGTCAATTTAATTTTACCCGCGCGGGCGCGATACTTCGGATTCCATACCGAAACGGGGCCAGGATCATGATCCCAGCGGAACATATAAGGCCGCGCAGAAGGCCCATCCACAATATGAAAAGGAGAAGTTGAATCTATTGCAGGGTGGTTTTCCCAAACTACATTATGCCGTGGATTTCCGCTCACGCCATACACCGCTACCGGCTTTCCAAGAATGGTATATATCACTTCCGCCCTTCCCAAAGCCATTATCTCATCACCGTATCCCATTATATTCTCCTTTTATCTTTTTATGATCAGCCAATCTGTATCTGCTAAATCCTCTGGACATGTCATAGCATACCCTACCGGCACCCAACTCTTGAATTCAATAGTCTGAAGTTTACACCAATCTTGAACCGCCGCTGAAACCATTTTTGCAGGATAATCATGCCCTGCTAAAAACCCGCCTGGTTTTACTTTAGGGTGCCATAGCGTCATATCTTGATAAACAGCATCATAGGTATGATCTCCATCAATATATACATAATCAAAAAACGCATCTGGAAAAAGAGGTGCCGCATCTACAGACGATAAATTAACAAAACGAATTGGTGAATCCCAAAGTAATAAATTTCCATACATCTCAATTTTGATCCTGTTAAGGTATTCTTCTTTAAAAACAGAAGATTTTTCAGAACGTGCAAAAGGTTTATAAGGATCAATCAAATACAGACTTTCAATATTCATCTGACGCAGCCATGCGGCATTCGTTCCTTTCCAAACACCGATCTCAGCAACGACCAAAGGGAAATCTGTATTTTCTCGAACATATTTTGTAGAAATTCTTTCCATTATCTCTCCATTATTTCCAAGTTAGTACAAAATCTTGATCCAAGTCTTCACGTACAACAAAGCCCAAAGACTTTAGATACGCAACAGCTCCGTTCCTCGGAAATCCAAATTGCGTGGTAAGATCTGTGTCATCTCTCTGTTCAACGACAATAGTCGGCTTCCACGCTAACAAACTTCTTTTGGCCCCTTGTAGAATAGGCAGTTCATACCCCTCACAGTCAATTTTAACAAAGTCAACTGTTAAATCGTGGAATTTAAAGGAGTCCAAAGTGTGCATTGCAACAACAACCCCCTCTGGGCCTGCTCGATTGATCATAGTAACCCCTGTATTAGATGGATCAGGACACTTTAACCTTACAGGCCCTGTTATATTCCCCAAAGCGCATTGATGAAGCACCACATTTTTCCGTCCTGCTAAATTTTTCTCATAGCAAGCAGCATGTGTAGGGCTGGGCTCAAAACTATGAATTTTATCAAAATGAAATGACATGGGAAATGACCAAGTACCTACATGAGCACCTATATCCATTGCAACTCTATGTCTCTTGATATATTTAAGCGCACGATCATATTTAGAAGATTGATACAAGGCTCTACCATGCCTTTTTTTCCTTAGCACAGTACGTGTCATATACTTAATCATCGCAACTTCTTCATCCGTAAACCAATATCCGACTTCTTTGATAAATTTCATTACTCCCACCTCATTATATAGTCACCACCAATTTCTTTTTTCAAAGTTGCACCCAAAGATCGGAGATAATGCACTGCACCCAACTTCTCAAATGGATACCGAGCATCCCATTCTTTTTTCTGCTCTACCACGACAAGTGGTTTACATTTTTTCAAGGTTTCTTCCGCCCCTTGTAAAATAGGCAGTTCAAACCCTTCGCAATCAACTTTGAGAAAGGATACATTTTTCAAATTAAAAGAATCCAATGTTTTAATTGGGTAAGTGATTCCCGTTTCACTTACATAGGTGCCTCCACAAGAACCTTCCGGTGAGGTGAAAGACAACTTCCCGGGGGTATCACTGAGACCAACTTTATGAAGAACAACATTATTAACGCCCGCAAGATTCTGTTTCCAACAGGCATTATGCAAAGGAATCGGCTCGAAACAATGTACTTTTTTAAATTCATGCGCAAGAGGAAACGTCCAAAAGCCAACATTCGAACCAATGTCAACCGCAATCCCTTCTCTATGATCCATGAAAGTAAGTGCAGGTTGCATTTTGTTGTTATGCTGGTACATACACCGATTCTTATATCGCTTTGTGCGCTGCCTCCGCAGCATAAATCGAAAATGCTCTTCTCCTTTTGGAAGCCACCACCCACCATAATATTCCATGGTTTTTGTATTTTTCTTGATCTGCTCCAATGATAAATACTCCACTTCAGACAAAGCACTATTAGGAGTGGCATGCAGAAAGTCGATATCCTTATCCAACGCCTCAATCCGAATACCTTTCCACTCTTCCAACATTTTTTCACATGACTTTGGTGGAGAAGGATGTTTATAACCATCGTGAAAATGTTTTCTGCCCTTTGTCTCTTTCAAATCCATCCCTAATAACACCACCAACCGAGCCCCTAACTGATAGGCTAAATTAACAGCCATCAACCCTGAATTTTGATGCACCAAATGTCCCAATCCCGGATCAAGCCGGTATGCCTTTGTTGGGTTTCTTCGCATAATAGTCAATTCCGGAAAAATGGAAAGATCACTTGGTGTGGACACTTTATATGGAATAGAGCTTGTCAATACCCCTTTTTTATGCTCCTCAAAAAAAGACTTATCCCCAAAGAAATGAATATCCGCCTTTGGATAAATTTGATAAGCGCGATTTACGACAATTACAAACTCGCCATCCAAATTTGTAAGGTTCACGTCTTCTATACTCACGCCTCCACCAATGATATAAACTGTATCTGGTACTTTGACATTTTTAAAGAGAGAAACCCCAGGAACTTTCTCTTCAGTTAGTTGTATAGGAGCAATCGTTAGTTGTTTCCGTCTGCGTGATACATTTATGACTGGTACAAGCTGTTTTACAAATGCCGTCGGCAATTCAGATTCTAAGGCATTAAAAGTTTGATTTGTTTTAATGATACGTCCTTTCCAACGGAGAGAACCGCCTCCAATCTTTTTCCATTTTCTTTCTTCTTTTACAGGCACCGTCATTTCATCATCTCCTATTATATCCCAACACATTCCGCTTCTTATTTCCTCTAATGTCCATTGCCCAGCCATCAAACTCAATAGCCAATCCCTTCTACAATCAGAATAATGAGGAGTTTCAATTTGTGACAATCCAAAGCCATCCATGGGAGTTGCAGCACACGGATGCGTACAAAAAACTGGGATACCTCCCAATACAGCATCAATAGCAACTCCTGAAAATGCTGTTATCACCGCCCAAGCATCATTGAAATCATCTTCCAGCGGCCCCTTATATCGAGAATACCCTAAGCCCTCTCTTGTAGTGCCTTCCCGAAAACGAATTGGACGATCCGTCACTGTCTTTAACTTACATAATACATCTGTCTTCCACTGCTCTACATCAATCCCTCGCAACAAGTCTGCGGTAGGTGGTGGAGGGCAAATCAAAATATGTGAACCCTTTTTTCGCCATGGCTGAATTTTTATATTTAAAGCCTGCAGCCGTTTTTTATTCTCCGTAGTGCTCCACCGATCTTTTTCCAGCAAAGTAGTCTGTTGATATGCGTTGGGTGTGACCCGATAATATTCACCGCGTCCTAAATATGCATGGTCTCCATAATACCAATCTAAGCCCGCCTTGCGGGTAGTCTGAATAGCTTCCCAATAATCCCAACAAGCAAAACCAGCCCACCGACCAAAAATATATTTGAAAGCTACTGTTCCGCCGCATCCCTCTGCAAAAGCACTTGCAAAAATAGGAGATGTCCGTTGTGTTGGGGCAAACATAGCATACACCTTTAATGTCTTTCCACCTTTAGACATTAAGTGCTTCTCCTAAACGAACACGGTCAATATCGCCTTCATCATATTCAACATACATTTCTTCAAGCATCCCAGAAGCTTCAACTGAATAAAAAGAATGAAATTGCCCGGGTCGAGTTGTAAAACATTGGCCCTCGGTAAGAACAACATCTCGCACAACCCCTCCCAATTCCTCAGTGGTAATTTTGACCTTCCCCCAGAGAATAACAAACAAATTGAATTTCGTAGTATGGCAATGCCAACTACATCTACAATCTGGATGTAATTTAAGAAACGAAACAGCATGTGTCGAATCTTTACGCAGCAACCATCTTTCTCCCCATACTTTATTTTGACGATCCATTTAACGCCTCCTCTAATGTAATTTTTGGAAAGCAAGTGATTTTACTAAGCTGACTTACATTATATATTTCAATTCCCAACTCCTTCGCATCCTTTGCAATAACAGGAAACGATTTTAGATGTTTTGAAAATGGAGGCAGCCGGTTTATCTTTTGTCCTGGAGGTCGATGTGACCCGTGCCAATGACTATGCTCTGCACTATGATCCATCGTCATGTCAAATCCCAATAAATAAATCTTTTGCACCCCTAAATGATGCGCCAAACTAATTGCAGCCGCTCCTGAATTGGTATTCCAGGATACCTTTGAAGGATCAGAAGAAATACCCTGACGGTGCTTCCCATCACGTTCCAAAAATTTAATCCCTTCCATATTTCGTTGTGTACGGTTAGAAAACTTTTGATCACAACAAACTTTCAGGCCCGACCATACTGCTAAGTTCATCCTATGGAGAAGATACCAATGACTGTCCCCAAAAAATAAAATATCAAGCCAGTTGCCAATCTGATATGTATTGTTAATCCCGATCACATGTTGAGCATGGATCGGCTCCATATACTTGGAATATGCAGACGGAGACAAGCGGCCTTCATATACTTTCTGAATCACTTCAAGCGGCACACCAAATTGTAAGGGCATAGAAGTGCCTCCGCCAATGATGAAGCAAGATGACCCCTCCCATAACATAGGCACTTTCCAGATCATAAATTCAATTCCTGTGCTAATTGTTTTGCCGCAGATTCGCGTAACCCTTTATCATTAATAGGCTTCCCTGATACCATATTTACAACATTCCACCATCCGCCGACCCCTGTACCACGTTTTCCCAACTCATACTTTATTTCCTTTTCCACAATGGACACTTCCTTTTGCGCCGCCGGTACTTCCTTTTGCGCAACCGGTTCCCGATGTGCTGTAAATGTTTTTACAGGGACAATATCTGGTGGTTTAGGTACATCTTCTAATGCCACCAGATATTTCCGAAACGAAAGGGGTACTTCCTCTGGTCGAGCCCTAAAAATCTCATTTGGTTTTATAATTTTCCCATTCCACCGGAGGGAGCCCCCACCTATTTTTCGCCATTTTATTGCTTTACTTTCTGTCATAACAATCGTGCTCCTTACGTGATAATATTAGATTATGCGGCCAGTAATACAATACCGCAGTTTCCATCCTGATCAGATCGAATTTGAGGCACCTGAATAGTCAGAACTTTGTACTTTGTTACGAATTTTCCTTCAGCTTGCCATTCAATATTCTGAACAGGAAGTCCTCTGATCAATCGAACTACATCAGAAGTCATCTGAACCAATAAAACATTATTAGCAGTGAGCGTGTCCACCACTTTAATGTCCTTGATCCCAGCAATCTTGAGAATTCTCTCTCTGGTAGTTGTCCCCGGGGTTGTGATATCATAATCTGCATCCAATACCGTTTCGTATGCCGTAGGAATATACAGCATCCAAGGCCCATAATGCTTCGCATCAATACTGGCTTGTTTCATGCTTAACACCTCTGCCAAAATTTCAGCGGCGGTCTTTCCAGCGGCATCCCAATTTTCAGTGAGTGTTACCCCATTAACATCAGGGAAATTGAGATATGAATAAATTTTATTCCGAGATCTGTCGTCTTTTGTACCCCAAGCATAATCAACATCCGTGAATAGCATCGCTTCCAATTTCTCGTTCACCCGACGGGCTGCTCTTTCAACCGAGGTAACGTCCAACGGATTCCCCAGTTTCCTACTGTTCTCAAGAACTCTGGCGTTGATCTCGTAGTCAACATGAATAATAGGAATCGGGAGATAATTAGTCTGGTACATAGGGCGATCTCCGTTGCCTCGTGTTATACCATCCATGGTCAGGGTAGCTTCCATCGCATCGGAAACATCATGCCACTCAAGCACAGTGGTCCCCATAGCATTGCCAAGATTATACGTCAATCCATTGGAAATGAGGTCCGCTATCCCATTCAAACGGGTTTCACTGATTTTCATAACCGCATCGTCCAAAGTTTTCCATTCATCCCGGCGTAATGTACCCGCATTGACCTGAATATTTGTATAACTCTTCGGGTCTTTCGGATCCCCACCAGAATGTATAGTAACATACGCCCGTCCATCTTTCGCCAGCCATGGACGCATATTTCCAGGGTTCAACCGCCCTTCCCCGGCTATGTATGCGGCTACTTCACCATGAGCTTGTCCATTCAGAATTGCATCAATCATTGAATATCCCTCCTGTTAATTATAAAAATAAATCAAAGTTAAATTACACGAACTTTGAGTCGTTTATTGTATCCCAGTGCGCCACTGGATTCCGTTCCACTTGAACCAGACAAATCCTGAGCTTCAAGAGCCGTAGCCACAACCGAACCAGGATATGTAATACCCCCAGCGGATTCCGCTACAACCTCCTGAAGATAACCGGCCCCATTAGACTCAAGTTTATCCCCAATATCAATATCCTCACCATCGGCAAGAATAGCATTCACCTGATCTCCTCTGCCGGCCACCCAACACTGCACCTGATCTTCCGCAGCATAAGCATCATCGATCCCTTCCCCTTCCAGCTCATTTTCAAGGGCAAACATTTTCTCTGCAGTCTGCCCAGCATTAGAATGAGCTTGCACCGTCCCCGAATCGGTCATTTCAATCAGCATCCCCGGGGTGATTGCCGCTTCGGCTTCATACTCTTCAATAATATCCGAGTATTTTTTCAACTTAATCGTGTTTTTAGCCAT